AGCAGGATCTCCTGGCAAACGTTGGAGTAGATCCGGTCGCCGTTTTTGTCGTACTGCTTCTTAACAATCCACACATCACCCTTGCGGGCGGCGTCCATGATTGCTTTCAGCTTGTCGGGGCTGTTGATGATGTCAGGATCAACGTTGACACAGCGCTTGAGCCAAGGAATACGAGCTCGGTCGTAATTAACAAACTCAAGAACGTCAGGGTGATCTGCATCGAGATGAGCAACGATCGCCCCATTGCGGTACGTGCCGCCGCGTCGGAGAATTTCGTTGAACTTGGAGTAGATCTCCATGAAGCCACACGGCCCTGAAGAAACCATTCCGTGCTCGTTATTGGTACCCTTCGGACGAAGCTTAGAAAGGTGAACAGCAACGCCTGCCCCGTAGCGTAAAGCTTTAGAAGCAAAGATCCAGCTACCCTCCAAACCATCAGGGTGTTCGTCCATCGTGTCCTCAACGACAAACACCGTACACGAAATCGGGTACCTACGAGTCGGATTCTCCAGCCAACTCTCCACTCGACCCGTCATTGCGATTGCCGAGTTCAATTGTTGCTTCGATTTCATTGTCCAGTGAGCGGGTGAGTGAGGTGATTACAAGGTCGTTCCACTGTTCATCATCGAGTTCAGACAGTGGTTTGAGTTCGGGATGTTTTTCATCGTCCCAGAAAAACTGGAGCATCCCTTCGCCATTCTCAGCTTCCTGATAATCAGCAGTGACGTACTGCCAAGCTTCTTTAGGAACCTGGTTCAGGATCTCATCGTAAGGCTTCATAAGTCCGTGAGATTGGCGGGTTTGTAATTTGGTCCTTTCTGGACTTTTCCGTCAACTTTGGTGAAAGGAAACTTAGACCAGTTGGAATCAAACACTCGTCCAAAAGCCACATCAGGATCCACGCCAAGAGTGTGGAGTAAACCGTAAGTGACCCATACGAGGTCGCAGGCTTCCTTGATGACTTGCTCACGGCTCTCGTTGCGATAGGCGTACATGAGCTCGTAGAACTCCTCCTCGACATACGTCAGCTGTTGTTCACGCTGCTCGTCGTCAGGATTGATTAGCTGGTCCGCTTTGAGCATCCAGCTCTTGACTTTGTTCGCGTTCGAGTTCATCGACAACAAGGTTGTAAGAGAAGCGTTTGTGGCGTTCTTGATCCCACTTTTCAGATCGTTCGATGAGACGGTCCAAGTACCACCGAGCTTTCTTGAGATCTTCAGTACCGTTCTTGTGTTGGTACCGGGTTACGTACTTTATGACGTTGCCTTCGACAAAATCAAAGGCGTGTGACTCGATGTAATCGATGCACTCAATTACTCCTTCGTCGAAGGCGTAGTGCCAGGGTCGTATTGGATCGTTGGTGGTGTCCATAGTTGAACTTCATCAAAGGTGTACTCAGTTTCGCGGAGGATGCGGGCTAAGCGGGCTTGGGTCAGGGCGTAGTCAGCACCTAGACCTTTCTTCTTGTACTGCTGAACTACAGTTCCCCATGCGGTGGCTTCTGTAAATCCCTCTTCTGGGATGAGCTTTTCCGCTGTTTTCGGGCCAACCCCAGGGCAACCAGGATAGCCGTCAGTGGAATCGCCGGTAAGAATCTGACGATAGAAATAGGCATCAGCTTGAAGTTGATTGATGGTGATGATCTCACCGTCGTTGTTTAGGTGCAAACCAGGGATCTGTTTGAGATCCTTGTCTCCACTCCAAATGACGGTTCTGCCTTGATTACGAGTAGCAAGTATCCCAAGGACATCATCTGCCTCAAGGTTGTACCAGCACTCTGATGGAAACGCTGCTTCTGCCCATTGCCTTGCGGCTTTGAACCCAACAGGTTTCCGACGGTCCAGTTTGTTTCGGTTTGCCTTGTAGGTTGGTTCGACCTCCTTGCGAAAGTTTGAGTTAGAAGTCCAACAGCAGCAGATCCTGTCCGCTTCTGCTTGGCGTTTCTTTGTCTTAATCAGTTCGGTAAAGATGTACCGGACCTCTTTAAGAGGGAGGTGAGTCGTGATGATGTCGGGACACCATTCGATCTCAACTTCTGCAGAAACAACTGCTTGAAACAGCAGCATGTCTGCGTCAAGCAGCAGCCAAGTCATCGTTGGTTTCTTGGTTCAGACCTAGGTTATGGAACTTGGCTAAGTAGTCCACTGCTTTTAGGACGCCTTCAATATCGTCCCCAAGTTTTCCTAACGCTTGGTTACAGTTGCTGCACAACCACCCACGATGTTCCTCTGTGTCGTGGCAGTGATCCCAGCACAACTTCTGATCGGTACGACCACAACAGTCACAAGGAGTACCAATCTTAGGAGTCTTGAACTTCTTACGCAGTCTGTAGTGCTTTTTGCTATGAGCGTTTTGACAGACCTTGCAATCAGGGCGCGGATAGCTGCCCATGAAGTAGTAGTGATCTAGCGTCTTTGTCTCGCCGCAGGTCTTGCAGGTCTTAGTGGCACTCTGCCCAGTTGTCTCCGATTTTGTACTCCGCATCGATTCCAATACGGAATCCAAGTGCTTCTCCTGCCAAGGCAGCAGATCTAACTGCAAGTTCCCCGACTCGTTCGGCGTGTTGTTCCAAGACTGCGAACTGGATTTCGTCATGAACGTGCGCTAGGAACGTCCAGTCCCTGCCGTAAATCAACCCAGCTTTGGTCAACTCGTCGTAGCAAACGTTGTACCAGACCTTGCTGGTCAAAGCTCCTGCTGATTGTAAAAGGAAATTCAAAGAAGAGTGCGGCGATCTAATCAAAATCTTTCGACCATCTAAAGCTTTGACAAAGCCCTGTGTCTCTGCCTTGTCAGTCACTCGCTTTGTGAGCTCAGCCAAAGCAGGCATGTTCTTGAAGTATTTGCGCTTCAGCTTTTTGCCGTCTTGGTTTGTGATAGTACCGAGCTTTTCAGAGCCAGCTCCATACATCAAAGCGTAGAAGAATGTTTTCGCCTGGTCTCTTGACTCAAGACCAGCAGCTTTTTGATTTGCCGTGTGGATGTCACCGTTCAAAACCTCGTTAGCAAAGGTCCCGTCATCCAAAGGCCACAAGTAATGAGCTAAGCAACGGGCTTCGATACCGCTGAGGTCCACGCCAACCTGCTTGGTGCTTCTCCCTCCCCCGAGGGAGCCAGGTCCAAACAGAGCTCGGCACTCCGGTCCCAGGACTGACCTGACAGCAGGAACCTGGGCCATGTTGGGGCTGACGTGGGCACAGCGGGCGGTAGCGCAACCAACAGTAATCACACTGCCGTGAATCCTGTTGTCACGCTGGACGAGTTTTAACCAAGCATTGTTGCCAGTGCTCAGTTGGCCCAATCGTTTTTGCAGCGTAAGGATCTCTACGAAATCCTCAGCTCCAGGGATCTTCGACAGAACTGTCTCATCGATCTTGGGTTTCCCCGTTTCGGTGAGTTCATCTGGCTTCCACCCCAGATGATTCTGTAACACCCAAGCGATGTGATCTCGTGAGTTGGGATTCAACTCTTTGAGACGGCACATAGTCGCCCCTTCCACATATCCTCTGGAAGAGTCTTTACGCCTTGGGGTGAAGAGCCCTCCGTCAACGAACGGGAACCGTTGTCTCAAGCGCTCGTTGAGAGTATTCAGTTGTCCATTGATCTCGCATTCAAGTTCCAACGCCCCTTGAACGTTGAAAGCAAAGCCAGATCTTTCCTGCAGGGCGACGAGACTTGCAAATCTCATCTCAAGGTCAACGGCACAAGGGATGCTGTTGGCCTTAGGTTGCAACCTGTGCCAAAGCTTAACATTTAGTTCCGTATCGCAGACACACCGCTCAGCTAGCTCGTCAGTCAGCTTGCTGAAGTCAGTTAGATCTGCGTGTTTCTTGCTGTGTCCAAGGCGGTAACCGTAAGCCTCAAGGCTGTGTCGTCCGTACATCTGGATCGGCATACCCTCCCACTTCTTTTTGAAGTCGTTATCCAAGATGTTGGGATACAGCATTCGACACAGGATCAACGTGTCAATGATCTTTCCCTTTGGCTTGAACTTTGGGTACACCTGCTGGATCGCAGGGATGTCGTACTGAATAATGTTGTGCCCGACTAGGACCTCTGCGTTTTCAAGGATCTCCAGCCACTTTTTCGGGTCTTTAAGCAGCTGCGTCTGGTTCCCCGTGTGGATTGCACAGCAGTGAATCGTAGTGACGTCCCTCACATTGAGGGCATTGGTCTCCACATCGAACGTTATCGTCGATAAAGAGCTCAAGTCGCCTGCTGTAGCAGAAGTCGAAGAAGTCTTCGAGCCTTTCGTAGGAAAGTTGATGGCAGCTGTCATTGGACTTGAAAAAGGACTGGAGATACCTCTTCGCCTTTTCGGTCACAGCAAGAGCCGTAACCTTAAGCGAGTTCATCTCCGAAACGTGGACATCAAAAGTCGGTTTCAAAAGAATCATCAAACTCAGCGGAACTTTTCACACCGCTCTCTTTAAACTCCAACATTCTGCCTGTACTTTCGCTGTATTTCACCGATCCCGATACACCACACCAGCCAGTGAATCGGTTTTTGAGCACACGGACAATAGTTCCGTTTGAGTCTCCCTGAGATTGCTGATTGCGCTCAAGCCCAATACAGATATCACTAAGTTGGCCGATAGCAGCGCTGCCGCGAAGTTGACTGAGTGAAGTTTGGGCTCCGTTCTCATGGCCTTTGTCGCCTGTAGGTCGGCGTAAGTGTGACACCAAAAGCATCCCGCAGCCTGTTTCTTCAACAAAGCTTCGGAGTTTTGTCATCGTTTGATCGATGGCTCTTCTTTCATCACCTTGGTCCAGACCTGAGACAAGAATCGATAGGTGATCAAATACGATCCAGTTGCAGCCGCAACCAGTAACCAAATGACGTATACGGTTAAGGAGAACGGTAGGGTCGAGAGAGCCAAAATGGTCGTACAGGTATAACCTGCCCGTTCCAAGAGTTGCTTCAAAAGCG